AATATCAGTTGTAAATGTTTCCATACCCATTTCTTCAGCAACCTTGCTAAAACTTCTTGATCCTGCAAATAATTCTAATACTTTCATCTTTTCTTTCTGTATTTAATGTGTCCTGTTAAAGTTTCTATTTTTTCATACTGACAATTTTCTACCAGATGTTTATAAAACTTATTTACTTGTGCTTGGTCTTCTCTAATTCTATTTAAGTATGCACTATCTAAAAAATCAGGCATATTATTTGCACTACTTCCTCTACTAAAATTCTTTTGATTTTTACACCACCTTTTGTATCGTAAATTAGTATTCCAAGTTTTCTCTAATTCCCAACGCTGTTTCCCAACATTATTTTCTTCTGTCCAATAATCTACAAAGTCCTCTATATGTTCTTTAGGTTCTAATTCTTTTAAATCATTTAAAAATTTTTCTTTGCGTGTATATACATTCTTATTTTTAATTCTT